GATTGCGAGCATGTTTCCAAAAGAAGGCATTTCAACCCGAGAGATAGCTGTATTAAATTCAAATATAAAGATATATGCAAAAGTTATAGAAACTCTCTCTATAAACTTCAAAGACATGGATCAGAGACGTGGAGATTTTACAGATATAATAGCCCACAAAGAAAAGAATAACATAGTAGAGAAGAACTACCGTGAGAAAGAAGATTCTAGTTACTCTGTACTCTATGACAATGCAGACTGTTCAAAATGGGGCCCAACTCAAAATGCTTATATGCTGTATGCTTCTCTAGCAATAAGGATGAATGAAGATTTCATAAGATCAGCAGTCCTTGAAAGTTTTAGCAACTTCTCAACAAAAGTGATAAAATTCCCTGATGAAATGCTCAGATCTATGAATTCTTCTGACCATGAAGTGATTCCATACAAAACTGTTCAAGAGGCATTTGAAGCTCTTGAATGTGAGAAAAGAAGATTAATCGGAGAATCAGAGGTTATGGCAGCAAGAAGATTTATCAAGACTTGCGAAGTTACAGGAGACAAAAATTATGTCAATATGGATGGAAACTTTATGTACGCAAGTGAAGGAATGTTTCAAGGAGTTTTCAACGAATGTTCTTCATTAAACGGATCAGATGTTCTTAGGACAATACGTCATATATTAATAGAAAGCTTTAAGTCGCAAGGATTGGAATTGAAGGTTAAGCAGCACTGTACTTCGGACGATTACAGTAGAATATTTCACTACAAGGCGATGGAAGGTTGTAAGTATTTGAATAAACAAGGAAATCTTGAGCACAAAAGGATAGCTAGTGATATTGTTTCAATGACTTACTATTGTCAGATGTCAATGGGTATCAAGAGAAATATATGGAAGTCTACTATGTCGCAGTATATTTTTGAGCTTAACTCTCTCTTTTACTCACCAAGAGGGACATATTCACCTGACATTAAAAGTAGACTTTCTTATATACAGTACTCAGAGAGTTTTGATCTTTTTGAATCTTCTATAAGATGTTTGAGTGTCGCCCAAGAATATCTGAGGAACGAAGGATCAGTTGTAGGTTCATTAAGTGTTTACCTAATTAATTGCCTAATGTTCATAGAACAACACTCCCTAACAAAGTTAATGTATTCAATGAAAATTTGTGAAGTTCCACTAGAAGTTGGAGGGATTGCT